CTCGTGTCCGAGCAGCACCTGGATGACCCGGATGTCCACGCCGCTCTCGAGAAGATGGGTGGCGAAGCCGTGTCGCAAGGTGTGCACGCTGACCTTCTTGCTCAATCCCGCCGCCTTGGTCGCGGACCGACAGGCGGAGTGCAGCACCTGCACGTCGATCGGCTTGTCGCCACGCCCCGGAAACAGCCAGTCGGATGGCCGCGCCAGACGCAAGCAGGTTCGCAAGATGCCGGGACGCTGCGGCGAGAGCATGACCGTGCGGTCCTTGGCACCCTTGCCGTGGCGGATCGGAAGCACGATGCGGTCACTGGCGCTATCCGTGACCTTCAGGCTGACCGCTTCCGAGGCGCGCCCCCCCGCAGCGTAGGCCGTCGTCAGGACCGCGCGCCTTCAGCGACGGCACCGCCTCAAGAAAGTGACCGACCTCATCGGCGCTCAGGATCGTCGGCAGCTTGCGCGGCGCGCGCGCATAGGCGATCCGCTCGGGGATCTCCGCCCGGTTCAGCGTCACGCCATGGAAAAAGCGCAAGGCGCAGACCGTCTGGTTGAGCGCCGGCCACGAAATGCCCTGCGACACCAGATAAACCTGAAAGGCCCGGACATCCTCCAGCCCCAGCCGATCCGGTGAGCGGTCGAAATGCCGAGCGAACCTGGCAACGGCATGAAAACAGGACCGCCCGTGTGGCCGGCGACAGGTTGCGAAGCGTCATGTCGCGGGTCATACGGCGGCGCAACAGGCTTACCGCTGATGTGGCATCAGCCATGGGATGGTCTCCTGATCAAAGGTTGGTCTTGAGCAACCAAACCTTCCCATCAGCAGGCCATTCCCGCCGATAACGACACCCCTCCCGCGTCAGCGGGTCCGTTCAATCTGTGATCGCTGTCCGTCGTCGCCTTGAACCTGCGTGTTCTTTCAACGTTGAACCCGTTTTCGCACATCAGCCGGCCGGCCCAATGGTGGCCCGGATCGACGCCGATCTCTTTTCAGCCCTGCGGTCACCCCTCGGGGGACAATAGCCGCCCGGATACAGGCACGAATGTACCGTCTCATCCGCCAGAGCGACCCCGCCCATGCGCGATCCGCGTCGGGCCGGGTGACTGCGGACGGCCCGCAATCCAGATCCGGACGGCATCCGTACGGGAGATGTCTGGTCTGCCTTTGCCCGGTATGCATCTCCTTTGCCGCGGTGCATGCTGTCACAGGATCGGCACCACCAGCATGAAACGTGATCCGGGGAAGATCACGAGCAACGCGGCGACAGACCGGGATGGCACCCTTCGAACATATCGACGGCTTCCGAAATCCGCGCCGTCGGCACTCCGCCCTCGGTTGGAAACGCCCCGCGGCTCTCGAAGAAAAAGAGGCCCAAGCGGGCAGTTGGGGCGACACCAGACCGCCAAAGTTTCCATAGTGTCCGAATGGGTGCCCGGATACTCTGCCATACGTTTCAAATAGTCCTCTTGCAAATCCCACACGCAAACCGCTATCAGGCACTTAGGAGAGGTGGCCGAGTGGTCGAAGGCGCACGCCTGGAAAGTGTGTAGGCGGGAAACCGTCTCGAGGGTTCGAATCCCTCTCTCTCCGCCATACGCACTATAATTCGTGTTTTATATCAGTAATTTAGGGCGATATTGTGCCAACGGTTGCGCATCCTACCCGCCTACGCGCAAAGCGGATCAGCCCTTGGCCCGCTTTCGGGCTTCATATCTCCGGTTGCGCCGCCGTTTGCCACAGATCCGGGTGCAATAGAGCGTATCCCTGCGCCTCGGCTGGAACGTCTGCCCGCAACCGACGCATTGCCGGGGGGCTGGTGGTGGCTTGGCGCGGCTCGGGCGTTCATTCAGCCGTCGATATTGGCGTTGTGCGCACGGGCTCGAACAGAACAGCCGGTCAGGTCGGTACGTGACGAACTCGTGCCAGCACTCGATGCAGGTGCCGCGCCTAGGCACGACAGGGACATACCGCACGTCATGCGAATACGCGTTGCCGCACGTCCGGCTGCAAAACCGCTGCCGGTGGTGGCGTTCCTCCGGCTCGGGAAGCGGGTCGCCGCACCACGCGCACCAGGCGTCCGGCTCGATCTCTAAGGGATCAAGCTGCTTCACGGTTGAACTTCTTCCACCACGCCGACGCGCAGTTACTCGAACAATAGTGAACCTGCCGCGTCCGCAGCGGATTGCCGCAACGCCGACACTCACTATCCCGCACCACGTCCAGCCCGGTGAAAGCCTGTTGCCCTTCGGCCCAGCCCGGACGCGCGGCACGGGCCAGCCGTAGCGCCTCGGCCACGACAGCGCGCGCCGCCTGATCGGCCACCGCCCAGGGCCAGCCGATCAGGCACAGGGACGCCCGCAGCTCGGCAGTGAACGGGCCCTCATACGCCAGCTTGGACGGGATCACGCCGTCCCGAAAGTCTCGCACCACGACAACGGCCATGTTGGCTGCAATGCGCTCGGCAGAACGGATCTTGCCCGGTTTATTCCGTCCCATTCCAGCCGACCAGCTTAAGCGCCAACTCGGGGTCGATGTTGTTCTCCTTTGCCTCGGCCATGGCCTTGATGATCGCACTCATGGCCCGTGCCCTGCCGCCCGTGTCATAGGCTTGCACAGGGGTTTCCACGTCGATCAGAACCGCGCCGCCCAGCTTGGCGCTGGCCTCGTCGCCAATGATCTTGGCAAGGGGCGAAAGGGTGTATTGCACAAGATGCCGCTGCACCTCTCGGAACACTGGCCCCGTCGATGCCGGGTTGAAGAACGCCGCAGGGACGCCGAAACATTCGGCCACCGCGCCGCGCGATCGGCTCCAGAGCGCATCCGCCTCGGCCTTTTGCAGATCCGGGGTCAGATCGTCGCGCCGCTGGCCAAGTTGCGGGTGCATGCCCGCCGCCGTCGCCTGCGCCACGCCCTCGACGATAAGCGTCGAACCGCGCTTGCCACGGATCGCGGATCGCATCGCGGCCATGTCCTCGGCGCTGGAATCGGGCAGGGGCAGAACCTGCGAACCGATCGGTGCATCCCGGAACGTGTCGCGCAGCGCGCCCTCGATCTCATGCAGCAGGTTTGCAGACAAGGCTGCACGCCGCAGGGGTGCCGTGCCTGTCCATGGTGCCACCGCATCGCTGCCGATCCTGATATGCAGAACCTCGGGGGCCAGCCGGGTCTCGGTCCTGCCGCCGCCCGCCTCGGGGATCGACACACGATAGGCCACAGGACGCCCGTTGCGCGTGGACAGGTCCCAGTCCGACGCGGGGGTGATGCCGTCTCCGATGATGCCGACGAACTCGCCACGCAGGGCCAGCGAACGGGCCACAAGCGCCATGGTGTTGCGGTCCAGCATGTCGGTGCCGGTCACGTCAGCGCCGGACAGCACGCCCTCCCATAGGCTGATGCAGGTCTGCGCTGCGCTTGTCAGCTCGGCCAGATCCGAACTGCCGCTGATGTAGGACTGCCGCGCGGCCATGATTGCAGCCGTGTAGCCGGTGCCGGATGCTCGGGTTTCGTCGGGCGTCTTGCGCCGGAAAAGATCCAAAATGCCCATGTCAAAGCCTCCAGCGTGAAAGGTGGTGCGAACCGACGACTTGTCGGAGCGGATCAGCCGCCCAGGATCGCGCCTCGACCTGCGCCGCCTCGAATGCGGGCCGTGTGACGGTTGAAATTTCGTACAGCTCGGCCCGCTCGATCCGACGCAGCACGCCATTGCCGCGCCGCTCGATCCGATCACCGCCCGACGGAACCCGGAAACCCGGTGACAAGCCCCGGATCAGCCCGGCCCGGTGCGCTGCCAGAAAGTCAGCTGCCCAGCTCGTGCCGCCCTCGATCCGCGCTTCGATCTCCAGCGCCTCGTCGGTCTCACGGATCTCCAGCGAACCCGCTGCACGACTTGCGAGGGGCTGCCGGTAGTCATGGCCCGACAGCAGATGAACATCCTCGCCAGCCTCGATCCGGGCCGCGAACGCGCGCGGCTCCACGATCTCGAACCGGCCCGGCGCCAGCTCGGTCTCGACGTTGTAGGGGAAGCGCCCGGACACCCGGACGCCTCCGTCAGTTGCGCGCAGCTCCAGCGCGCCGGATGCTGCGCCCCAGAGCATTATGCCAGCTCCAGCCCGGTCAGGACGCGCAGCTGCACGGGACGGGCAACGGTGATGTCCATCGTCGCCAGTGCCGTCAGCCGCAGCCCGCCGGACGCCGCATCGCTGAACGGGTCGCGGATCACGTCAACCGCGCCCCATGCGCCCACGTAGAAGGGGGCAACGCCGCCCGCGCTCGTGGTCAACAGCGCCGAATTTGCAAACGGGGTGGTGCCCGCCGGTGCTGCCAGCCCGTTGGACGTGGTGTTGATCGCGCCCATCTGCCGCGACAGCCGGTCCCATTCGGTGACGCCGCTGCCCGCGTCGAAGATCGTAGCGTCGAGGAAGTCCCACAGCTCAGGGCGGATCATGGCGCGCACCGCGCCGGGACCGCTTGCCGCGTTGGTCACCATGAACGCCGCGACAGCCGCGCGGAACGCCGCATAGCTTGCCGACGCATCCACCGCCGTTTCGGTGATGCCGTAGGTCGATGCCCCGCTGATAACGCCAAGGGGTTGGCCATTGGCCCCGGTGCCCTGAAAGGCTGCCGCGTCCATCGCCTGCCCGATCGCGCCGGCCATGTCGCGCCGGACGGCCTGCTCAAGAGCGGATCCCGACTGTTTCAGCGCGCGCCGGGTGATCTTCATCTGCACGCCCAAAGTGTTTGCGGGGGTCATGGCGCGATCGGTCGTCGCGTAGACGCTCGGCCCTGCGACAGCCGCCGTTTCGCCGTCCTGCCAACCTGCCGACACGCTCGACGTAACCACGGGCCACTCGGCTGCGCCCTGGTCGATCGCGATCATCTGCCCGCCCATGG